TATGGAACTATCACCTGAAGAATTGAGAGAACAATTATTAAAAATTGAAGGTGTGCAGGAGGCCAATATATGGCAAAAGCATGGGAAGGCAAGAATTTATCTTGAGTTCCCGAAATTGAACGGTGGGAAAAACTGGAACGGCGGAAAAGCGGGAACTGTTTTTTACGATCTTGATGAGTGTCGTATTTCTTATAAAAGAGACTGGGCTGGTGCAAGAACGAGAGATAACAGTTTAAAAATTATTGCCAGAATCGAAGAAACCTTAGCATAAGCCTTAAATATCAAATTAAATTCATGGAGAACGATTATGCCTGAGAAAAAGGAATTTAGATGCTCTATTTGTGATGAAGTGGCTCCTTACAAGTTTAGTAGGACTTTAAAAATCACAAAAAAAATGAGGGAAAAAGACCCAAACTTTGAGCATATTATTTCAGTTAAAATTTGTTCTGAATGCGAACTTACCAGAGCTAAGAGAAAGAAAGGGAGAAAGATAGAAGATAAAAGAGTAAGAGAATGGCGAAGTGTCTATAGCTAACCTTAACCCCATCTAGTTGGGTATAACCCGACCAGAGTACCCTGCCCGATTATACCGCAAGCGTAACCGAGCAGGGTTTCCATTCCTAACCAGAAAGGTTAGGGATCAACCTTAACACACAATCGAATATGAGCAAAAGCAAAACTCTCTCGACCCGAAAATCGGGAGAGACCAGAGGACGGCCCCGAACAGGCCGCACCAACTTCACGACCATGAATATACGCTCTGATGTGCGTGATTTGGTGCGCCGGTATCTCGTGAAGCATGAGCATTTGACCGGCGAAAATATCCCACTCTCCACGTATTGCACTGAAGCAATACTGGAAAAACTCAACCGAGACCGAGCAGAGCTATAGCCTGCCCCGGAATCACCGATAAAAGGAATTTATGCTATCTCTAAGAGAAAAAAAGCCAAAAACAGTAAACGTCCCGGATAACACGTTATTTGAACCAATTGCCCCGAAGGGGATCATAAGTTATGTCGCCAGGATAAGCCCCAGTGATGCGAAGCTGTTACTGGACTTGAACCAGAAGAACCGCAAGTTGAATGAAGAAACAGTACGAAAATATTCAAGCGACATGGCAGAAGGAGGTTGGAAAGACTCAGCAAGCCAGATTCAGATCAGTGGGGACGGGAATCTCCTGAATGGTCAGCATCGGTTGCGAGCAATCTTATCTTCTAATACCTCTCAAATCCTCACTGTGACCGAAGGTGTCCCAGAAGGTACCTTTGCAGTCATGGATGTGGGAAGGGTGAGAACCCCGGCTGATGCTCTCAGTGTGGTTGGTGCAAAAAATTATACTGTTGCGGCAAGTTCTATTAAGTTATGGAAGATTTGGCAGGAAGGTTTTTATCCTGTGGACTTGACCCAGAACCGATTTAGAACCGGGACACAAAACCACTATTTACGTAGGATGTCGAGGGCATCACAAATCCAATATGTCCTCGATTATGCAGGCATGACCCCGAATCTTGAGTACATTTGTGATCTTGCAAGACAAACAAGCTTTCAATACAAACCATTAGCCTCTTCCTTGATTGGTGCGTTTCTTATTCAAGCCAACGAGATGGGACGAACAACTTTTGAAATGGCAGTGGATTTCTGTGAAAAATTGAAGTCAGGCGCAGGACTTGAGGAAAGTGACCCGATCCTAGTGATGCGAAACCGCATCCAGAGTTGGATTGTCGGGCAAGAATTTCGGGGCTTTTCTATTGGGTATAAGATGAAAATCTTAATTCATGTCTGGAATGCATGGGTTAGGGGCAAGGGACTCGCCAAACGCTTTACCTTGAAAGAGGGGAAAGTCGAGGAAATGCTTAAAGTGAAAGGAGTGTGAGTATGGAACTAAAAAACGTAAAAATCGAAGTTATCAACGAACCTCAAGTAATCAGTGAGAATTTCACGAAGCAGGAATTTGTTGTGCGATTCGAGGAAAATCCACAATATCCGCAATTCGTGAAGTTAGAACTGGTGAATAAGTCTGTTGGTCGTATCGATGAATACCGCCCCGGAGATTATGTCGATGTGACATTTGACATCAAGGGCAAGAAGTACATCGACAAAAAAACCGAGGAAACTAAGTATTTCACTTCATTGCAGGCTTGGCGGGTTAACAAGGCTGTCGGGACAGATGAAGCGTATGGTGAAATCAACTTTAATGAACCTCCAAGTTTTGAGTAGCACCAATTAACACCAATTGGTTTTGACCAAGAGAGAAGCTGTAACCAACTGATTTTGTTGGTGGGTCGGCTGGGGCTCGAACCCAGGACCACCTGATTAAAAGTCATACGGCTTTTCTCTATCCCCTTGCAAATACAGTCATTCTTAGCTACAACCGATTTGTAGCACCTATTAAGCACCATAACCTCTTCCACCGAGAAGGACTATGAGACCAGAAGAACGAGTTGCCCCAATAGCTTCACGGGGTATATGGGTGGGCCGCTTCCACGATTTTCAGTCGAAAAACGGCACAGTTAAGAAAGCCACGTTATGTAGAATTGCAGACGTTGAATATAAAAACCTGAAAAACGGGAAGAAGCGGAAACGCACTGACCGGGAGATAATCAACGAAGTTGAGCGATTATGGACCCAGAAATATCAAGAGCTAAAGCAGGGGGCCTCACGGGGGCCTCATAATAATTCCCGCCTGAAATTCAGCGAGGCCGCACAAGAATGGCTTGAGGAAGTTGAGAAAACACGGGACGAAAAAACCTCTCAGCACTACGCCGAATCATGCTCCCAGTTGATTGATAGTATAGGAGATTTCGGGCTACTATCCCCGCCTCGGAGTTTTGACGCAAAATTTTGTGATGCTTTAGAAAAAAAAGGTCTCAGTGATTCAAGCATCAACTCACGGATTCGTGACGTTCAGACTTTTTTCAACTGGGCATATAATCAAGAGATTTTGCCCCGGAAATACAAGCTCACGAAACTGCGTGTGACCAAGAAACAACCCGGAAGATTGAGTGACCAGAATTTACAGGATATTGAGGATTATATTACACGCAAAATGTCACCGAATATGATGAGGGCATACATGATGATGAGGTTCACTGCTATGAGAGCAGGCGAAGTCCGGGCATTGCCCCTGTCCAGAATCCAGGCCGATATACATATAGCTGACTGTGAGGAAGCCGGTTTTAAGGTGAAAGGAAGGCAGGAGGATTTTCTTCCGATTCTCCCCGAACTTAGGGATTTTCTGGATTTTGATTTGGCCCAAAGGTCGGCCCCCGAATACTGGTACTTGGATAATGGTAAGGGAAACATAAACTGGGCTAGTGTCGGTGAGATGAGTCGGCCCTTTAAGAAGATGTTTGAGAGTCTAAATATTACGGGAGTGAAGCCCCTTCACGGGTTTCGGGCAACGGCTATCAGTAACCTTCTGGACAACAATGTGAGTCCAAGGATTGTACAGGCTTTGGCCCGGCATGAAAATATAGAAACCACGATGGGATACCACAACGATTCCAACCTCCAAATCGCCCCGAAAATAACGGGGCTGATTTAGTATGATACCCTGCTGATGGAAAATCAGCACAGTTCCCACCTTACCGGGGGCTTCATGCCCCCAATTCTTCCAGTTCATTAAGACAATCTTCGGCTATATTAGAAACAGTCTCAGTATGAGCCAATTCCCTTACTATTCCATGTTTGACGTAATACTTGTCAAAGATATTAGAGAGCTTGAGTACATCACAGCAACAATCATAACTTACTGTCACTGAGCTTGTCCTTGCTTCCGGGGCAAAAGTCCTGTAAGCGAGTCTCACCGGCCCAGAATATTCTCTATCGATTCCCCTAATAATATCTTCAATTAATTTCCAATCTACTTCGCAAGGGAAGTGGAATGTCATTCTTTGTACGTGATTCATCGAGAAAGCTCCTGGATAAAGTCTTTTATGACGGATTCATGTGTTAGCAAGCTTCGCCAGAGCAGTCTTGGCAACGCTTAATGCTTCTTCCAGCAATGCGATATTTTTCCCCTTGTCAGCCAATCGGCCCTCAAGGTCTACGATTCTCTGTCGTAGATGTTGAACTTCTTCCGAGTCATTTCCCGGCCCGGAATTTGTTGAACCGCTAAAGACTTCTTCTAGCCGTTTACGATTCCTTGGGCTTGGTTTGCTGGTTCCTTTTTCCCATTTATAGACTGCACTTGTTGGCGCACCGACAAGTTCAGCGAAGGTCTGCCGAGTCCATCCGGCTTCTTCCCTCTTCCTCCTAATTTCTGCTGGCTCCATAAATCATTTATGGGTGTAAAAAAAGTGTTGACATTATAATAACACTTAGTTAACATTAACTAACATACATTTTTACAAGAACTTTTACAAGTTATTTTTATGACAGTCAAGGAACTGTTAAGAAGCTCAGGTGTCACCCTGCAAGATGTGGCAGATAGAGTAGGACTCTCAGTCTCAAAGGTTTGTCAGCTTTTGGATGAGGAAATGATCGATTCAGTTCGTCAGCACTCGCTGGGTCTAGTGAGAGATCGGACGGAGTTTTTGAAAAAGGGGTTGGACGCTATTGAAGCAAAAGAAGGGCAGGATGCCCGGCCCCGCCATGAATGAAGGATACATTAAATTACATAGAAAGATCGAAGACGATGAGTTTTGGCTTACGGAGACATTCACAAAATCTCAGGCTTGGATTGATCTTCTTCTTGGAGCGAATCGACACCCCGGAAAAGTGATGCTCAGAGATGTATCGGTTTCTCTTGAAACAGGGCAGTTGGCATGGTCTCAATTGACCATGTGCAAGCGTTGGAAATGGTCCCGTGGGAAGGTAAAAAGATACCTTGTTTTACTACAAAAATACGAACGAATTTTAGTACGACAGATAGGACAACACAGTACGCTCGTAACTATCTGTAATTACAAGAAATATCAAGTCGGCATAAGAGCAGGCGAAACGAAAACAGTACCAGAGGCGGGACACAAACAAGAAAGTATAGGTATAGATAGTATTGAAAACACTATTACAAGTAATAGTATTTTCCCTACTATCATGTGTTTTCACGAAGAAGTCATTACTGATCTAAATCAAGCTTGGGGGAAAAAATACCACCCGGAAACTTACGAGAAAAAAATTACAGCACTTCAGAAAAAGGGATACACGCTTGGGGACTTCCAAGAAGTTCATCGAAAGATGAAAAAGCAATGGGAGAACGATCCGAAGATGAGTCCTTATCTCAGACCAAAAACGCTCTACGTCCCTGAGAACTTTGATAGCTATTTGAATTTACCAGATTCCGTTCCTGACACTCCGTTGAAGCCAACGAGAGCAAACCTTGACCAACGCAATCGAAATACCGCAGATGAAATCAGAAGAAAATATCTTGGAGGACAACAGCCAAGCAATCCTAACCAGCCTACAGGCGATGTGCGCCAATTACCGTCAAGACCTAACCGAGGACATGATGGCAACGTGGAGCGCAGGGCTTCAGGATCTTACTCCCAACCAGATTGCAGTAGCGACCCTGCGAACCATCAAGAGCCTCGCTTGTGAATATCCACCTTATTTCCCAAAGATCAGCCAGTTCCGAGAGCTTGTTGAGAGGGTTGAACCCGGTGGGGCTTTTCAATCTCAGATTAATAACCCGGAATGGAAAGGCTTGCCTGAACCCGATTGGTTGCATGAAGAACGGTCTGCGAAGATCAAGGAAAATGTCGCAAGCCTTATCAGCATGGTCAAAAGCGGAGACCCAGTTAAAAAAACTATTCCCTACAAACATCATGGGGTTGAAAACGACAGACAGTTCGATATGTGGCGGGATAGTGAGGGAAGAGATTGGGTCTATTTTCACGAACATCCTGCCAACGACCGGCCTGAAGAATGGAAGACTGAAGCCCCGAAACGAGAATCCGAGAAAGACCGCTACGAGAGGATGAAGAGGGCGAATGGATATGAATGAACTCGTGAATGCCTTAAAAGAAAACACCGAGGAGATGCGGAGACTGAACCAGCTTCTTGCGCCTGCAATCCGGGCAACTGACACAATTCAGGAGAAACGTGATACTACCAACAAGCTGAGAGCAGGGATCAAAAAACAACTAAACAAGCTCTATGCCGACCCTAATTGATTGTCTGTACGAGAACGTGACCGTGAAGAAGCCGTGGTTTGTACGGCTGTGGCGAGTGGTTCTGGGCTTAGTTCCGTCTAAGCCGCAGAATGGAGAAATAAATGAACCAACCGAAGGATAAGAATGATTGAAGTAGAAAGCAAGCCTTGGTTTGAGATTATGTGGAATATGGATAATGACGACTACCGTGCATATCCCGCAATCTCTAAATCAGACCTAGATAAAATCAATAGATCGATAGCCCATTGGAAAGCACCGAACTCTAGCCCTACACCAGAAATGAAAGAGGGATCTGCTTTTCATTGCTACGTACTTGAACCGTGGCATTTCAAAAACAGATACAAAGAAGCCCCGAAATTAACAAAAAATAGTGCCGCTGAAAACAAGTGGTTTGGAGCAATCGAAAACAAGGGTTTCCTCCCTATTACTAAAGAACAGCTATCTCGTTTTGAATGCATGGCAGACAAGCTGTGGTCACATCCAAAGGCCAGCAGGCTTTTGAAACCACTTAACCCAGAATCCGTTGAAGTCAGCTATTTCTGGGAAACAGAAGTCTATATCAAAGATTTATTGAGATCAGGGAACTTCCACAAAATCAAATCAAAGTGTCGAGTTGACCACACAAATGCCTATGAAAATGTTTTGATTGACCTGAAGACCACTCAAGACGGGTCAAAAAACAATTTCCCGATGTCAGTTGCAAAATTCCGTTACCACGTTCAGGCGGCGTGGTATCGAGAAGGGTTTTTTAGAACTCATGAGGTTGAAGAATATCCTGAGTTTGCATTCATTTGTGTTGAAAAAAAAGCCCCCTTCAATGTCAGCGTTTTAACTTTGGGCGAAAGGTCGCTTGCTCAAGGGTCGTTGGAAGCAAAAGCCGACCTCGCAGAATACGCCTACTGGTTAAACGAACCCGAAGATCAGCGTGTAGACGGATACCCTGTTGATATTCAAGAAATAGAACTGCCCAACTGGGC